TTGAACCGGATCGTGCTGTTGGAACCCCGGAACAGGTTCGACAGGAACCGCAACGCGACCGGCGAGTAGATCGCAAGCGACTGCGACGAACCCTTGAAGGTGATCGACAAGCCGTCCTGGCTGATCGACGCCACGTCCATGCTGGTCTTCAGCTCGGGGTGCGCGTTCACGTACAGCGCCTGCCAAGCGGTCGCCCGCGTCAGCCAATGGAAGTCGCGGCGGCTCGAGTCGGTAGAGCGCCACACCCGGTGCACGATCGCCTCCATCCACTGCTGCGCGATCGTGACGTCGATCTGCCCCACGTCCTCCCCGGTGAAAGCGAGCACGTCCGCGACCGAGCACCAGGCGCCCAACCCGCCGGAGGAGGACACCTCGAAGAACTCGATGACCTCCTGCGGCTGCCCGCCGACGGTCGCCTCCCACCGGGCGCTGAGCGTGTCCGCGCTCTGCGTCGAGGGGACCGCCCACGCGAACAGGTACAGGCCCGGGCCGGCGTGGCTGATGCCGTACGGGGTCGGTGCGAGCAGCACGTCCCCGGCCGAGTCGACGATCGACACAGTGATGACCGAGGCGTCCGCGGTAAGCAGCGCCTGAAGGCTCGCGGTGGTACCTGGCAGGAAGGTCGCCAGCGGCTCGGTCATAGCAGCTTCCAAACCCAGGACGGCGCCACCGAGTAGGTCAGCGCGATCGTCTTGCCTGTCGGAACCGTGACCGTCCCGGACGTGATCAGCTGGTTCACCCCGTCGACCGCGATCTCGGTGACCGTGCCGCCCGCGACGATGACCTCCGCGTCGCGCCAGAAGGGGTTGGCCATCGCCACGGTGGTCGCCGGGACGGCCGGGGCGGTGACGGCGCCGCGCTTCTCGTCGAGGTTCACGATTTCCAGGGCCACGCCACCGTTCACGACGGTGACCGCGGTCGCACCGGTCGACAGGGCGCTGCTCAGACTCGTGCCGTCGCCGCCGTTGCTGCGGATCCCGATCCGGCCCTCCGCGGGCGTGGTACCGGCGTCCTTGATGATCGCCCCGGTGCCCCATTCGACATCGAGCAGGGTGATGTCGAGCTTGTTGAAGCCGCCGTTGAGGACGACGAGCTGCACGCAGTTCTCGATCGAGACGTAGTCGAACTCATTGCCGTGCGGGAACCCGGACGAAGAGAAGCAGACCAGCCCGTCATAGCAGTTGACGAGGCGCACGTTGTCGCCGTGGGCATGCTCGAAGATCTCCAGGCCGATGACGAAGCCCTCGCACGAGAAGTTCTCGACGTTGCACTCGTCGTTGTTGCCCGCGATCGGCATGGCGAGCCCGAAAGCCCAGTTCGGATCCGGGATCTGCGGTGCGCCGGTCCCGGCCGACAGGGCGAGCGCGGCGCCGTTCTTCACGTCGGCCGAGCCGATACAGCGCAGGTCGATGCCGCAGATCTGCGGGTTGGTGGGGACTTCGATCGACACGCCGTCCCACACGACGTGCACGTTGGACCAGCTGCTCGGCGGGTCACCCATGAAGTGCGGCGTCGGCCCACCCACCACGCTGGCCTCGCCGGTGGCGGGTAGCGACGCGCCGGCCGCCCAGGTGCTGCGCAGGATCGCCCCGGACCTTTGGGCGGTGGTCTGGTGCCAGTGGTAGAGCTCGGTCTGGTCCTCGCTGCACCGCCAGGCGATCACGACGTGCTCGGCGGTCTCGGCCTGCGCCTGAAGGGGAAGCTGCGCGGAGCCGTTGAACATGACCCCGTTGAACAGCGCCCCGGTGATCGGGGCGCCCGCGATCAGGTAGGTGACCGGCTGGAGCACGTACTCGACGTAGCCGTTGTGCGTGCTCAGGTAGTTCCATCCGGCGATCAGCATGTTGCGGAACGCGGTGGTGTCGTCGTGCACGTTGTCGCCGAACGCGCCGTAGCTCTCCGGCCGGAACTGGTAGGGCTGGCTGCTGCCGTGCGCGTCGACGTACTGCTTGGTGGCCAGTTGCAGCGGGAGCGTCGGGTCTTGGGCCGCGGTGACGGTGCCGTCGAACACCGCCGCGCCGCCGACGGTGAGGCCCCCGGCGATGGCCATGGCCGCCGCGGAGCCACCCGTGGTGCCGACCAGGGTGGTGCGCAGCGAGCCGACCCACACCGGGTTCACGGACGCGGTGACGACGATCCAGTAGGTGTAGACGGCGCCGTTGCCGGTCTCGGTGACCCGGTACGCGGTCTGCGCGAGGCCGTTGAACAGCTGGATGTCCGCGTTCGGGACCAGCTGTGCCGTCCACAAGCCGCCCGTGGTCGGGACGATTGTGACCGTCGAGAGGACCTCGGTCGAGTCGATCGTGTTGAAGCCGACGACCGGTGCGTCGTCGTAGTCGACGAGGGTGAGGGTGACCTGGACACTGCCCGCGGGCAGCGCGACGAGCGGGCTCAGCAGCTGCCCGTTGACGGTTGTGGCGGTCATCTCCAGGTCACCTCCCTCCGCGAGATGGTCCGGCCGGCGGCAGCGGAGGGCCGCCGACCGGAGACAGGGTGCTTACGCGCCGACCTCGACCACGCTGAAGCCCTGCGGCACGGTCGCACAGAAACCCTGCCGGGCCCGGAACTGCATCGTGTGCTCCAGCGCACCGGTGTTGATGTTCGCGTTGATGAACTGCGCCTGCGGCGGGATGCGGTTGCCGCGCACCGTGTAGCGCCGGTTCGCGAACACGATCAGCGGATTGCCGAAGGTGCCGCGCTGGAACGCGTCGAAGCTGTTGCTCACCCGCGCGCCGAACGTGAAATAGGCCGGCACACCGAACAGCCGGTACTGGGGCGAGACGCCACCGCCGGCGGTCCCGCTGGAGGACTCGACGAAGATCGGGCGCCCCTGGTCGTCCTTGATGCCGCGGATCGCCTCCTGGAGCGACGGCTCGATCAGGGCGACACCGTTGAGGCGGTTCCAGAACTTCGTCGCCTCGGCCTTGCCCAGGCCAGTGTTCAGGTAGTCGTAGGTCAGGCCGCCGGACCCGGTCTTGGTGTAGTTCGTGTCGGCGGTGTAGCCCACGTCCGAGTCGGTGTGGCGCACCGTGTAGTAGATCGAGTTGTACGGCTGGAAGTTCGTCGCCACGCTCGAGCGGGCCGCCGACACCCCGATGCAGGAGTTGTCGTAGTCCATGTGGAAAGAGTTCATCCACTCGAGCGTGACCGCGTCGATCTCGCTGGCCGGGGAGTCCTCGAACTCGGCCTCGTCGAGGGTGTCCTTGCCGTTGAACTGGTAGCCGTAGAGGGCGACGGTGTCGCCGTCCTGGGTGTCCTCGGTCAGCTGGCTGCCGCCGCCGACCATCGCGTTCGTGAAGCGGGGGATCTCCATGGTGTTGGAGGTCATGTTCTTCTCGCGCGCCAGGTCGTAGATCGCCGACGCCTGTACTTCGCGCTGGGCGACCTCGGTGTCCCACACGATCGGCGTCCAGGAACTGAAGTCTCTTGCCGCCATAGCTCACCTCCGGAGCGTCGACCTGGAGGTGAAGCGGCTCGCCGTCCAGGTGTTGTCACTGGTTGTGGCGAGCGAGGCTCTGCTAACGGACGCCGGTGATGCTGTTCGTTTGCGTGGGCGCTCTGGCCCTGGGGATCGCACGCGGCGCTCTGGCAACTGGCGATCTAGTCGGATGGTACCGCGCTTCGCACAAATGTGCGATGAGACGGCCGCGCCCCCGCACCGCGCGCACGGTGCGGGGGCTTGTCGGACCCGGCTGCTATCAGGGGCGTCCACGCCTGCGGGTGGCGACCTGCGAGTTGGCGAGGATCTGCTCCCCCAGCGACAGTTTCGTGCGCGCCACACGCGCCGGCGCGACCGCGCCCTGGTCGATACGGCCGGCCCGCTGCTGCGCCCTCGCCGGCTCCACTGCGGCCTGCTTGACGAAGAGCTTCGGATACCGCTCCTGCATCTCGTCGAGCCAATCGTCGAGCTCCGGCTCGTCGTCGGTGTCGAACTCGATCTCCGCGGGCTTGAGCCGTGCGAGCGCGAGGTCGACCATGTCCGGGTCGGCACCCCGGTTGATCAGTTCGACCTTCGCGGCGGCGCGCACAGCGCGGCCCTTCCACACGTCGACCTCGCCGCTGTGCGCCGCGGGCTGGCCCCCGTCACCTGCGGCGCCTTCGGCCGGCTTGCCTTCGCGCAGCCGCTTGGCCTGCTCCCGAGCCCGCTTGAGCTTCGCCTTCTCCGCGTCGAGCGCGGCCTGCTGCGCCTCCCACTGTTCGCGGGTCGGCGCGGTCCACTCCTGCGCTTCGGGGTCGTCGCCGCCGTCCGGCTCGTCGACCTCCTCGAGCTCGTCCGGCTCGATCGGCTCCGGGTCGGTGGGGCCGGTCTTGGCCGGGTCCGTGTCTGCCATGGTTCCTCCGCTTCGGGTTATCGGGACTGGGGGTAGCGGCGCTTGGCGAGCGGCCCCCGGGGTTTGGTGAACCGGCCGCGCGCGAGGTCGCGTGTGGCACGTTCGTGGACGGCGCTAGGTAGGCCGGTGCCGTGGGCCAGCAGCCGCCGCGCAGCGGTCATGCGCGACCGGTTGGAGTCGGACCCGGAGAGGCCGCGCAACACCGAGCGTTGCGCGTTCAGGCGCAGCGTCTCGGGCACGAGGGTGTTGTCCGCGGTGATGATGCGCAGCCGGCACCGGCACCGTGGGTGGCGCGGCGGCGCGAGCAGCGGCATCCCCGGCGGCCACACCGGGGGTGCGCCGTGGGGGGAGAAGGTGGCGTCCTCGTCGAATCCGATGCCCCGGTTGGGGTCGGATACGTGCCCGGACAGGGCGAGGCAGGTCAGGCATGCGTCGCGTTCGGCGACCCACACCAGCACCAGGGTGGGTGGCACCAGGGGTGGCCGCGCTGGCTCGAGCGGCGGCGGGGATACCGGCGGCAGCTGCGGCGGCGGCTTGAGGCTGTCGGGTTCGAGCGGGAAGCGCTCGGCCGGCGGCGCGGGCGGTGGCGCGAGAGTGGTGGCTTCGCGGGCGAGCTGCCGAGTGGTCTCGTTGATCGCCCGGTTCGTGAGAAACCTGACGTTGGCCTCGACCCTGGGCGCGATACCGGCTGCTTTCGCCGCGACCGCCTCGAGTTGCGCCACGCTGGCTAGGGGGACCGAGGCGGCGAAGCGCTGCGCATCCACGATCGCCGCAGCCAGGACCCGGGTCGAGGACTGGCCGGCCTGGGTGAGCACCGGATCCGCGACGCGCAGCCGCAGCCTCTTCGCGTCGATGCCGAGGGCGCGCAGGGCCCGGGTCTCCTGCCGCACCGCGAGCGCGGTGGCCGCCGCCACTGCACGGGTGGTCTCGGCCGCCACGTCCACCGCGAGCCCGGCCAGCGCGGCGTCCAGGGCGGCGCGGATCTCGGCTTGGCGCTGCGGGGGGATCTGCCCGTTGCTGTCGGCGTAGCGGGCGCCGAGGGCGAGCAGCGTCGCGGTCAGCGCGGCGGCTGCGCGCCGCAGGGGTTTGGTGACCGTGGCGGCCGAGGACAGCTCGAGTTGCAGGGCCTGGCGGTCGGCCAGGTCCCACTGTGTCATCGTGTCCTGCGCGGCCATGGGCTAGTTGTTCGGGTCGTAGATGTGCACGGGGGCCGGTGTGCCGGGCGGCAGCCCGGGAACGCCGGGGATGGCCGGCGGCGCGCCGCCCTCATGCGGCTCCTGATCGGGCATGCCCGGCTGGCCGGGGCGCGGGAACGCGGCCGGGTCCGGTTCGTCTTCCTCATCGACCTCCAGCTCGGCCGAGGGGATCTCGGGCATCAGCTCACCGAACAGCGACATGACGATCTGGTTGGCGCCCTCCTGGCTGACCACGTTGAGGTTGACGGCCATGCCCAGCGACTGCATGCCCTGGGTCAGCTGCTGGAAGATCTGGACCTTGCGTTCTAGGGTGCGCTCCTGCTCGGTGTCGGCCAGCCACTCGTCGACGTCGTGCTCGTTGCGGCCGTCCTCGATCAGGGCGACGCGCTGGGGGACGCCGTTGGCGATTTTCGCCGCGACCGCCTGCTGCCGCAGCAGCTCGGCCTGGGCGAGGTACATGTCGGCGCGGCCCTGGTAATAGGCGGCGGTCGCGAACGTGTCGCTGTAGGTCTTGGCCCATTCCTGCGCCTGCGCCTCGCTGATGCCCGCCTGCATGAACGCGACGTCCCGCGGCACACCCAGCTCGATCTTCGTCTTGACCAGCTGCCAGATCTCCATCAGATCCGACGTGGCCGGGTTCGCCCACGAGATCTTCACCGTGGCGGTGATGCCGAGGATGCTCAGCGCGAACTCGTACGCTTCCTGCGGGGGCGCACCGAGCAGCGGCATCAAGTCGAGCGCGTGCTGCACCAGCGGCGATTCGGCGATCTTCAGCATCTCGCCGGAGGGCGTCTGCGCGCCGATACCGGAGAACTTCCACAGCGGCGTGCCGGTGGTCGTCGCGATACTCAATATGAGCTGCTTGAACGGCTCCAGGAACGCGTTCGGGTCGGCCGTGGAGAACTGGGAGACCTCCTTGAAACCCTTGTAGATCTGCATCGCGCCCGGGTTGGCCTCGTACTCCGACCCGGTCTC